AAATTACTTTCGCTTTCTTCTTCCTCAGCTTCATCATATACCCACGTGGTAATTCCTTGTAAAGATTTTAAAGCTGCCGTTTGGTTTCCAGAAGACGTTTTAACACCTTTGAATATTATTGAGCTCCCTGTGCTTATATTAACAATAGAATCATTTGTTACTTTGAAATGATGCCCTACATTAAGCAGTTCTATCTTCTCAATAAATTCTGGTATTATAGAAATCTTTGCACTCGTTAATGTGTATCTAGTAAACAGAATCTTTTGATTAGACTCAAAGGTAAGTACACATAAGTAAAGAGCAACGCTAAAAGACTTGGAACTTCCTCTTCCACCAGTAAGTAAACAGTATCTAGTGTCTTTTTTATTTAATGGTTTAAATTTATCGTGAATTTTAATCTTCATCTGTTTTATAAAAGACTATTTGAGTTGGCTCTAAAGAATCCCCGTTAGTGGTTACATCAACACTTTCCTTAGGCTTGCCCCATCTGTATTGAAAATATAATTGGATAGCTCTAAAGTCACCCAAATTAACTAATTTACGCAACTCTTTAATTACGCTATCACTTTCAATTATATTATCTAATCTTTCAATTAGTTTTGTTTCGTCTGTTTTACATGGTCTACCTGCTCCAGCGTTACCGCCTTTCTTTGCACCATTATTTTTTCGTCCATCCATATCAATATAAAATCATTTAATTAATCCTTTATCTTATCTAATAACCTACAAAGTTAATCATTATTTTTTTAATTAAGGCTTATATTCTCAAAAGTAATAAAGCAATCATTATATTCTAATGTCATATCATCTATTTCAATAGTAGTCCATTCGCAATCTTCACCTTCGTATTCTCTAAGCTCTTCTAGAGTTGCATAAAAGCCTTCTAATGGATTACTAAGACTTTCTGCTATATTTATATCAAGCTGAGAATATGGGACGAACACGAGAAAAGTCATTTTATCAAAGTTAAGTAGTCTAAATACATTTTAAGATGATTTATTGCTTTTTTAATATCCTCTTCTTCATCATCCTTTTTACCACTTCTCAATATATATTCAAGTGCTGATGCTTTACAATGGCTCAACTCAAAATCATGTATTACATCTATTGCTTTAATTCCTTTGTACTTTCCAAGATAATAACTTGGCGTGTTTCCTTTTACATAATTATTCTTATTTTCCTCGCTTCCTTTTGTTTTGTATTCGTAAATCATATTATAATTATTTAAATTTAGTTTCACTATAATCTTCAATTAACATCGGTACGGCTATTGCCTCTTTTCCATCTATTACAACACCGCAGCCTATTGCTGGTTTTTTACCTGCTTTAGCATATCCAAATGCGTACGCCTCATGGTCAATTCCAGAACCAACTTGCATTCCAAATACTCGATTCTTTCGACCTACAACATATTCAACATAAAGTTGAGTGTGTAAGTGACCTTGTACAACACTTTGCAAATCTGCTTTACATTTACCTCTCGCAGTACCTCCTTCGCCATGAGCATACAGTACCCCATTTATTTCTAACTCTGTGTGAAATCTCCAATTAGGAACGCCTAGCACCTCATTGTAATCTCTAATCCATTCTTTAGGAACTCCTCCAGATTGTGCTTTACGCATTATCAGTCGACTATGGTTGCCTATGATGACATCTACGTCTGGAAATTGTTTATAATATCTAGCCAATCGTTTCTTAGCAAAAGCTAACTCATCACCGCCCCCCATAGCATTTGCATCTGTTTCATGATAACTACTGAAGTGATTATCTAACTCGTCACCAATATGAATAACTCTATTACAATTATACTTTTCATAGGTATTTACTAAGAAATCTAAGTAAGTATCCAAATCGAATGGACAATGCGTGTCCCCTATGATTAGTATGTTTTCAACCTCTTTTGTTCGATGTTTTCTTATTAATTCTTGTTCTTTTGCCGATAATCGTGGTCTGTACCCTACTTTTTCCATTTTGTAAATATAACAATTATTTTTTTAATTATTAAAACAGCATTAAAACGCTGTAAAGCTCGTTGTTATTATTTTATTTCTATTATTTCTTTTATTTCATTTCCATAACTAACGGCTACTTTAAAACCTTTGCTTTTTAATTCATATAATCTGTATTCTTGTAAAGGACTTAATTTTCCATTCAATACTTTACACTCAATAAAATAAACTTCATTTTTTTTAATTGCTAAAATATCTGGGATTCCATTCTTGTTAGTTCTAATTAATTTTAAAACATAATAACCATCTTTTTCTAATTTTTTAATTATGTTATTCTGATAATTCGATTCTTTCATAAAACCTATTTGTAAAGTTTTTCTTTTTGCTTACTGCATTATATATTTGTTTTTCAATACCGCAATCACTAATAATAAAATAAACATTACTTTTTAGTCTTTCAATAGTTGTCATCCTGTCCCTAAATTGAAAATAAGTAGTAGCTGAGAAATCTATATTGATCGCAACGATACTATCAGCTTTTTCTAATTTTATACCCTCTCTTCCACTTACAAATTGTAAAGCAATAGTTTTATTAGTAGTATTAAACTCTTCAATATCTTGAGTTATATCGAAGTGCTTATTTAACATTTCTAACTCAGCTTTAAATTTATAGAAAATAGCAATCTTTTCATCTTTGAAATAATCTTTAATAAATAATGCTTTAGATTCATCTATAATAATAGATTTTCCACTCTCCTCTAGTATACAAGTTCCAGAACTTAGTTGGTGTATTTTTTGCATTTCTTTCACTGCGGTGTCGGCTAATATTACATCTGTTTTTCCTTTAAAAACCTTATCTTTTCTTAGTTTTTTTATAATGTGTTTAGTTGTTTTATTCATTTCAACTTTAAGAAAGTGTTCAATAATTTCATTTTTAAAACCAGCTTCTTTCTGGGAGTAAGATAAGAAATTTAATTTATTAATATCAAAATGACAATCCGTATAATCTTTAACCATAAATCCGTTAATCATTTTTTGTGTTATAAAACAATATTCTTTTGCCCACTTATAAAAGTTTAATCCAACAAAAGGACTTTTTAAACCTAGAACATACATTTGATGGAATATTTGGCTTCCATTCTCTGGTGTTGGTGTTCCGCTTAAAAAAATAACGCTGCTATGTCCGTGTATTATATTCCTTAATAATTTAGTCTTTGAGGATGGTTTTCCAATTTGACCTAATTTATGTGCTTCATCAAGAATCCATATATCAATATGAGTTTTTAAATCTAGCTTATGTAAGGATTCGTAATTAATAACCTCAACATTAATAGAATTATTATTTAATAATTTAACATCTGATTCAATAGATTCTATTGCTTTTTTCTTGGTAACAAAAACAACTCTTTTTTTAACACCACCTAAAGCAGCAGCTATTCCTAAGGCTGTTAAAGTTTTACCTGTTCTTACCTCCATACTTAAGTAGCACCAACCTTTTTTCAAACACTGCTTAAATCCTTTGTCTATTATCTCTTTCTGATAATCTCTAAGCTTAAATTTATTCTTCTTTGCCATAATATTTTTTATTTAGTATGAAAAGTTTTACTGTGATGTTCATCTTTTGAAATAGCTTGAAGAACAGCGTTATTCTTGTGTAAATTATAAAACTCTTGACTCAGTTTTTTATCACCAATTTTATCGTCATAATCTGAAGATGGCACTATTGTTTTATAAACGTCATCATAATTTTTGAACATCATAAAAATACTTACAATGTCCTTAAATTCTAACGATCCAGTATGGTCTATTTCAAAATCTAAAGGAACATTATTATCTATTCTAAATTTTTTAATTTGCGGATAAATTGTATTTCTTAAAGCTCTGTTTACTATTTGTTTTTTATTAATTGTTTTCTTTAGACTGGAGTGGAACGATATATCTATCTTAGTATTATCAACTCGCGTTAAAAAAAAACATTTGGTATTATAATGACCTGCTTTAGCTATTGTAATATCTATTATCCCACCACCTTTTTTTTCCTTCCAATCAAAATGATTACTAAAAACCTCTTTTAATAGCCAGTCT